CTAATGTAATTGCACGTGAAACTCGTCGCGGTAAGGGTAACTTCCTAATCTGTTCTTCAGATGTGGCTGCTGCACTATCTGCTTCTGGTGTTCTTGATTACACTCCAGCTCTTGCTGTAAATGGTAATCTAGCTGTAGATGACGCTGGCAACACTTTTGCTGGTACATTGAACGGTGGCATGAAAGTGTACATCGATCCATACGCTGCTGTTAACTATGTAAACATCGGTTATAAAGGTACAAACGCATACGATGCTGGTATCTTCTATTGCCCATATGTTCCATTAACAATGGTTCGTGCAGTTGGTGAGAATTCCTTCCAGCCAAAAATCGGCTTTAAGACTCGCTACGGTATGGTTGCTAACCCATTCGTTGGTTCTACTGCAGGCGATAACACTGGTGCCGATCGTGCTAACCAGTATTACCGTATCTTCAAAGTAACAAACATCTTAGGCGAAGGTTAATCCCTAAACCCTAGAGTAACAAATTGGGCAGCCTTCGGGTTGCCCTTTTTTTTCATTATAAATAAGTGTATAATGACGGAGTAACACAATGCCATATACCACTACTATCAATTTTAAAGAACAGGCAACTTCTACACTAGTAGAGAACCTTTCTTTCCTTACACCATCTGGCTTCCGACTTGTGATCGATTCACAGAAATATCCGAATGCTCAGTACATGGTTCAAACAATCGCATTGCCTGATATTAGTGTCAGCCCTGCTGTGTTGAATACACCTAAAAGAAATCTAAACATGACTCCTGATAAAGTTGAGTACATGCCTTTTGATTTAACATTTCTAGTAGATGAAAACCTGACCAACTATAAAGAGATTCATGATTGGATCCTAGGCATGGTTACTGAGGCTGAGACCGGTGTTCGCAAGGAACGTGACGTCACGCTGCAAGTAATGAATAGCTCGAATAACGTTACAAACGAAATACAGTTTATTGATGCGTATCCTATTAACCTTAGTTCATTGCCCTTTGATGCAACTGCAACTGATATCACATATCTGACAGCATCTGTCACTTTTGTGTACTCATACTTCAAATTTAAGGCCGTATAAATAAAGCTGTAAACCCCCTATATTATAATATGAATGGTGATTATTATGTTGAATATCGAAAAAATCTTAGACATGTGGAAAGAAGACTCAAAGATAGATGAGCTTCGTTTAGACCAGGCATCAATAGACTCTGCTAAACTCCATGCTAAGTATCTAGAACTCCTCACAACAACAAAACTCCAGCTTAAACGTAAAGATATGGAATTCAAAGTCCTGCTTAAAAACAAGTGGCTTTGGTACAATGGTAAACTCACTAAGGATCAGATCGATGACCTTGGCTGGGAATACGATGCATTGAACGGACTCAAGATATTAAAAGGCGAAATGAATTATTATTATGACGCTGATCCCCATATCCAAGAATCCCAAGCACGACTCGAATATATTACTACTATCAAGGAAACCCTTGAAGAGATAATTAACAATATTCGATGGAGGCATTCTAGTATTAAAAACGCAATAGACTGGCGCAAATTTGAATCAGGTGCATAATAATGTCCGAAGTAATACGCGTAAAGAAGAAGAATCATGCATACCTAACGATCGATACAGATCCAGGTATTGCCAACGAGATATCTGATTTCTTTACATTCTTTGTTCCTGGGTATAAATTCATGCCCTCATATAAGAACAAAATGTGGGACGGCAAGATCCGTCTCTTCGATGTAAGATCAGGAGATCTACCTGGTGGATTATTTGCATACGTGCAAGAATTTGCCTCCACACCCGGACGTGACTACCACATTGAAATAGAGCATGATGCGTATTACGGAGTACCTAGTACTAATTCCGTAGTCGATATGAGCTGGGTAAACGATTTGACTTTATCATCTAATGGTAAAGCAATTGTGCCACGTGATTATCAGTTAGATGCAGTTAGCCATGCGTTATCAAAGAAACGCGCATTGCTTATATCACCTACAGCATCTGGTAAATCACTCATAATCTATCTTATTATTCGATGGTTCTTAGAACGATTCGATAAAAGAATCTTGATTATTGTACCTACTACTTCATTAGTTCAACAGATGTATAGTGACTTTGGTGACTATAGTCAATTTGATGATACATTTGATAATGAAGAAATGATACACAGAATCTATTCAGGTAGACCTAAGTTTGCTGAGCAAGAGCGGATTATCGTATCTACATGGCAGTCAATATATAAGCTAGGACCAGATTGGTTTAGCCAGTTTGGTGCAGTATTTGGTGATGAAGCTCACAACTTTAAAGCAAAGAGTCTCATATCAATTTTATCTAAAATGCGTGATTCTGAATACCGGTTTGGTACTACAGGAACACTTGATGGAACACAAACACATAAACTTGTACTTGAAGGGCACTTTGGACCGGCTCACTATGTGACTACTACTAAAAAACTAATGGATGCAGGATCACTCTCAGAATTAGAGATTAGTATGATACTACTCAAATATCCAGATGAAATACGTAAAGCATGGGGTAAAAAGAAGTACCAAGAAGAGATGGACTACATTGTTGCATATGAGAAACGTAATAGCTTTATCACTAATCTGGCATTAGATCAGGAAGGTAATACACTTGTATTGTTTCAATATGTAGAAAAGCACGGTAAACCTTTGTATGATATGATAAAGAACAAGTCGCATAAACGTAGACAGATCTTCTATGTGTCAGGTGAAACTGGTGCTGACGTACGTGAGGATATCCGAAAGATTACTGAGACACAGAAGAATGCAATCATTGTGGCATCACTTGGCACATTCAGTACTGGTGTCAATATTAGAAACTTGCACAATGTTGTCTTTGCAAGTCCATCTAAGTCACAGATTAAAGTGTTACAATCTATTGGACGTGGTTTACGCAAGTCTGACAATGGTCAAGCAACAAAGCTATTTGACCTGGCTGATAACCTTGGTTGGAAAGCTAGGAAGAACTACACATTACTACACGCTGCCGAACGGATGAAAATCTACGGTAAAGAAAAATTCAAATATAAAATTTATGAAGTGGACATATAATGGAAAATGTATTAGATACTATTAACATACAACACCTGAAGTTAGTCTCCGGTGACGAAGTAGTTGGTTTGATTAGAGCTATGGAAAAGGATAGGCTCGTAATAGAATCTCCACTATCTCTCAATATGATGCCAACGTTAGGAGATACCGAATCATTCTTCTTCACCGAGTGGATGCCAATGTCAGATAACAACGTCATTTCAATCTATATAAATAGTATTGTAGCAACCACTCCATGCAACGACCTGTTTAAAGAACACTACATCAGGACTGCATTAAAGTTCAAAGTACGACCGATACCAATATTCGAAGACGACGAAGGTGAAGATGAATATATTGATGATGACGGATTTAATATTGATGAGGATAATGATACTATGCACTAATCTACCATATGGTACCTCTATCCCTCGGCAGTAACATCTTTATTATACCACAGTTTGACGGCTTTGTACACAGTTAAATGCGGTATAAACGAAAATAAATAAAACAAAATAAATAGTGTACATTTCCTTAGAATTGTGTTATAATAATACAATAAGATATACTAGGAGTATATGATGAAACCAAAGAATAAACCACATTACGTCAACAACAGGGAATTCTCTCTGACAGTTGTTGAGTATGTAAGTAAGGTCAATGAGGCACAAGATGCCGAGACGGCGCTTCCCATTGTTCCTGACTATATCGCACACTGCTTTCTAAAGATTGCAGAAGGCTTATCGCACAAATCTAACTTTATCCGTTATACCTATCGTGAAGAGATGGTTATGGATGCAGTCGAGAATTGTCTTAAAGCAATTACCAACTACAATATCGAAGCAGCTACACGTACGGGTAACCCTAATGCGTTTGCATACTTTACTCAGATTTGTTACTATGCATTCTTAAGACGTATAGCCAAAGAGAAGAAGCAGCAAGAGATCAAATTTAAGTGGATCGAAAGAGCTGGTATCGATGAGTTCCTTTCATATAGCGATGCAGACACTGGATCACATGTAGGTGGATCAGAGCATGCTTTCGTTGAAGAACTTCGTGTGCGAATCGATAGAATCCGTGAAGTTGACAACTCGCTGAAGGTATTCGGTAAAGCTGAAAAGCTAGCTGAAAAAGAGCGAAAAGCAAAAGGTCTCGAACTCTTTATGGGAGCCTGATATGTCTAGTATTAATATATTTGGTAATGGATATGTAGGCGGTGCTTACGCTGACTACCTTAAAGAAAATGGATACGACATTGTTCGTATAGATCCTAAGTTTGAAGACATGCAGCCGACTGTTGACACGTCGAATCCATCTATCATATGTGTACCTGCACCTACGGGTGATGACGGAATAGTAAATCATAGTATTATAACCACTATTCTAAAAGGATTACCTAAAGATATACCAATCTTAATAAAGTCAACTGTTAATCCTGAGTACATTAGAAGATTAAATATACTCAGGCCAAATGTTACATACTCACCTGAGTTTCTTACTGCAGCTAATGCAGCTTCGGATATTAGGACTAATGAGATTGTAATACTAGGTGGTAAGCCTACTTCAGCCTTATGGTTTTGGGAAGACTTGTTTGAAAACCTAGGTAAGCATGTACATGTAACCGATGCAAGGACAGCATCATTTATGAAGTATGCAGTGAATACTTTCCTTGCAACTAAGGTTGTATTCATGAATGAACTACACGATCAATATGATGGTAATTGGGGTAAACTTAAAGCCCTTCTTGAACTTGATCCTAGATTAGGCACCTCACATATGGATGTGCCTGGTGCAGATGGACGTGGTTATGGCGGAGCTTGTTTCCCTAAGGATGTAAAAGCTTTCTTGAAATTCACTTCCGATGAATATATGCAAGGCATGAGCGTTTTGCATAAAGCGCAACTTGTGAATGAAAAGTGGAGAAAGTAATGACGCATAAAGTATTATTAACAGGACACGAAGGATATATTGGAAGTAGACTTCTTGATGAGCTTTGGAAACGCGATATCGTTGTAGGTACCTTTGAAGGTGATTTACTCGACATAGAGTGGGAAACTCAACAAAAGAATTTCGATATGGTTATTCACCTTGCTGGTCTTGCAGGTGTACGTAGGTCATTTAGAGAACCTACAGAATACTATAAGAACAATGTTGAATTGTCTCGTCGTATCTTTAAATACTGTGAACGCACAGATACTAAAGTAATATATGCATCATCATCTAATGCCCATGAATGGTGGCTAAATCCATACGCTAGTACTAAACAGATGCTTGAAGAAATGGCATCTATGTTGACCGTTAAGAATATCGGTATGAAGTTCCATACTGTATGGCCTGGACGTGATGACATGTTGTACAAACGTTTAAAGGCAAAAACCGTTGAATACATCAATAAGGATCATTATAGGGACTGGATTCATATCGATGATTTGTTAAATGGGGTATGTACAATCATGGAAAACTGTGATATAATAAAACATAATGTAGTCGATGTCGGCAGTGGCCATGTCACACCGGTCGCCAGCGTAGCCGATGCTTTTGGTTTTACTGGTGAACGGCGTGAAGGCGAAGCCCCTGGTGAGCGTATGCACACTCAGGCTGATGTCGAATATTTACTAGCGTTAGGATGGTCACCTACTAAGAACATCCTTAACGATTAATCATTGTGGAGTCACAAGTTGAAAATAGCAATACTAAACGATACACATTGCGGTGTTCGTAACTCATCAGATATATTCATTAAATATCAGGAGCAGTTCTATAGCGAAGTGTTCTTTCCATACTTAGAAGAGCATGGCATTAAACAGATCCTTCATTTAGGGGATTACTATGATCATCGTAAGTATGTTAACTTTAAAGCACTTAACTCTAACCGTAAGGTATTCCTTGATCGTCTAAGATCAGAGGGTATCCATATGGATATCATTCCAGGCAACCATGATGTGTTCTATAAGAATACAAATGACTTGTGCTCTTTGAAAGAACTATTAGGTCACTATACATCTAATGTAAACATTATCATGAAACCTAAAGTATTAGACTATGATGGTTGTTCTATTGCTGTACTTCCATGGATGAATAATGAGAACTATGCTGAATACACAGAGTTCCTAAAGAACTGTAAAGCATCTATTCTTGGTGCTCACCTTGAATTAGTCGGTTTTGATATGATGAAAGGTATGCCAAATACTCACGGTATGAGTACTGAGTTGTTTGAACGCTTTGAGTTAGTTATGTCTGGTCACTTCCATACTAAATCAAATCAAGGTGCAATACACTATCTCGGTAACCAAATGGAATTCACATGGTCAGATGCTGATGATCCTAAGCACTTCCATATATTTGATACCGAGAAACGTACCCTTACGCCTGTGCGTAATCCTATTACTATATTCAAAAAAGTAGTGTACGATGACCGCAAAATGTGTTATAATGATTACAATGTAGACGATCTTAAAAACAAGTTCGTTAAAGTTGTGGTTGTTAATAAGTCTGAACCATATCTGTTTGATAAGTTTATTGACCGTATTCAGTCAGTAGATACACATGAGTTGAAGATTGCTGAAACCTTTGATGAGTTCATGGGTGATAATGTAGATGATTCTGCGATTTCTATCGAAGACACTACTACGCTTTTAGACTCATATGTAGATGCAGTTACTACAGACTTGGATAAAGATAGGATTAAGAATATGATGCGTGGATTATATGTTGAAGCACAAAACCAGGAGATCATGTAAATGATTAAGTTTAAGTCAGTTTCATGGCAGAACTTTTTGTCTACTGGTAATGAAATGACCACAGTACAGCTCGATCGATCACCTACTACATTGATTGTAGGTCAAAACGGTGCGGGCAAATCTACACTACTAGATGCACTATCGTTTGCTTTGTTTGGCAAACCACATCGTGATATTAATAAACCGCAGTTAGTTAACACAATTAACAATAAGTTGTGTGTTGTTGAAGTTAAGTTTGACATAGGCATACACAAGTTTCACATCATTCGTGGCATTAAACCTAATCGGTTTGAGATCTATCAGAATGATAATATGATTAATCAATCATCTATGGCAAGGGACTATCAGAAGTTTCTTGAACAGAATATCCTAAAGCTTAACCATAAGTCATTCCACCAGATCGTGGTACTTGGCTCATCTTCGTTTATCCCTTTCATGCAGCTCCCGGGTGGGCACAGGCGTGACGTGATAGAAGATCTATTAGACATTAATATCTTCTCTAAGATGAATGGTATCCTAAAGGAACGCAGTGCACGAATCAAAGAAGAGCTCAAAGACATTAACTATAATCTTGATCTTATGAAAGAGAAGATTACTCTTCAGCGTAAGTACATACGCGATATCACTCAGATGAACGATGATCAAATCACTTCTAAGAAAACTACTATTGCATCCTTTCAGACTAATATTAATGAGATGCAGAGTACTAATGCTAAAGCAACAGATTTCATTGAGAGTCTTCAAATAGGTTTAGGTGAAGGTCTTAAAGCTGCTCATGATAAAAGAACATCGTTGATGCATTATCAAGCACAGTTTAATACTCAAATCAATACTGTTGTCAAAGAAGCTAAATTCTATGAGGAAACAGATCAATGCCCTACGTGTACACAATCTATAGATGAAGAAGTACGTGCATCAAAGTTAGAATCATCGCAGGCTAGAGCAAAGGAACTACAAGAAGGTGTCACTAAGGTGTCAACCGAATACGCAATCGTAGAAGATACCATTGCACGGCTAGGTGATATCAGTCAGCAAGTACGTGATAACACATCGAATATCGCTTCTAACAATCGTGAGATTGCCAGACTTCAAGAGCAGATTGGTACTACTGAGTTAGACATATCAAACCTCACATCACGTGAAGGTGATCTAGGTCAGGCAAATAGTGATTTAGAACAGCATTCTAGTAATAGGGATTCATTGTCTGAGAAGAAGCTTACAATGTTAGATGAGCGTTCGTACAATGATGCTGCAGCAGAGATGCTCAAAGACGGTGGCATTAAGACAAAGGTTGTCAAAGAATATCTTCCAATTATGAATAAGTTAATCAATAACTACTTGCAAGTCCTAGACTTCTTTGTAGCATTTAAC